CGGCTACTTGTTCTTGTTGTAATTGTTCTTGTGTCTTAACAAGATTTAATACATCAATACCTTGTGCGGCAGCTAATCTTTTAATAAGTTCGTCTGAGTTAATGAATTGACTTATGGCTTCTGGTCCCATTGTTTGTGCAATGGTTGTTAAGAATTGCCCTAATGCTTGTACATCTTGTCCTCTACCTAAACTATTAATACCAGCTACAATGGTAGGTTTAACCATACCCTTTGGTATACGTGGGATCTCACCTGTCTTTTGGAATACATTAAGTTTCCGATTTAAATATGGAACTAAGAATTCAACTGTAAGTAATCCAAAGAGACCACCTAATTGTTGTTCTAGTTCTAACTGAGTCATACGTACTTCTTCAGCAGTAGTACGTTCTGATTGTCTAACATTAAGTATAAGGAATGCTTCACTTAATCTCTTCTCTAACTGATTCATCAACTCATAAGCTGTTGAGAAATCAGCTGTCTTTCCTACTTGTACAACACCAATATCATCTGGTCGTCCTTGGACGATTGCTCCATTGCCCGCTTGGGCTAGTGTGGCTGGTTTAGTTGTGCTTGAGGGTGATACTACAAAAACAACCTTAGCTGCTGCTGCAGAGCCTTCTACGATAGCCTGAGAGAGTGCTTCAAGAGACTTAAGATCTCCTATGAATTGACCTACTCTACCTCTACCGTAAGCTTCACCATCTACTGTATTAAACCTTAAAGGTAACCACGGAGTAGCATCTACTGGTGCTTTACTTTCTGATTTAGGGATTACTCTCCCATATACTTCTTGGTGCCAAATAAATCTGTTATTGTCACGAGTTACATGTGTGTAAACATCGCATTCTTCCTTACCTAGATCTGTTAGACCTTCATCATTAGCAGACATAGCTGCTGTTTTGATCTCATCTTCTTTAGGTAGTAAATCTTGTATTAACTTTTTATTGATACGTTCTTTAGTGACTATTTCTATAACTTCTCCGTTGCCATCTCGTTCTATAACGTAGCGATTTAGAGGGAATAGTTTTAGACCTGCTTTACCCATAAAGATAAGAGCATTACCACCTACTACTAAATGCTGTAGTGCCTGGTGTATTTGTACACGGTCATCTGATGCAGCAATAGCATCAAGGATAGTGCGCTCTATCTTTGCAAAGGATAAGTCTAGTTCTGATTTAACTTCTGGAGGAAACTCTTCACCTAATTGAGACTCATCTAATTGTAGCTTAAAGAAGCTAGTCTGTGGAGGAACAAGTGATAGTGATAGCTTAGATGATAAAGCTACGACACCTTTTGCTCCTACACTTTGCCATGGAGTCTTTAGATTTTTCATACCTTTCTGGTACTCTTCGTGACCACGAATAAGGTATGGTAGAGTTAACTTAGAAGCCTCTGCTGCTTCGCTTAGAAACTGGGCTCGGTCACTACATAAATAATCATAACGTTCTTTAGCTGTTGCCATTGTTATATGTTAAGTGATCCAGTTTGTAATGATTCTCTATTTAATGATCCAGTACCTGTTGTTTTAGGTGCAGTGAATGTCACACCTTGAGGTGATTGTACACCATATACTCCTGTACCTGCTTGATTAGCAAGATTATATAAATCTTTCATTTGCTGTTGCTGTGATTGAGATAACCCAGTAAAGTTTGAACTTAATTGAGTTCCTTGTCTCTGTAAGTTAGCAATATTAGCTTGTGCTCCAGCAAATCCTGATTGTAATCCAGCAACATCTCTCCGTAATTGATCTCGGAAATCTTGTTCTCTTCCTAACTGGGATTGACGTTGAGTCATCCAGTTCTGGAAACCTAATCCTTGTATATCCTGTTGACCAAACTTATCTCTAATCCAAGCATCATCATATGGATTCTCTTTAGTTGATTGCTGGTAAACTGTTTTAGATTTTCCTCCGCCCATTGTTTTAAAGTGTAAGTGTTACTAGGGAATGTTGATCATCCCATTTTAATTTTTTGGCAAGACCTTTTCTTACCTTAGCTTCAATGAAGTCACAACCATTAATCTTAGCAAAATTAACTACAGTATCATTAAATGTAGTCATGACTTCATCATATTTATGACCTGATTTAGTAGCCCACGCATGAATGTAAAAAGATTTCTTACGTGGGTACTCACAAAACTCTCCAAGACAAACTGATTCTAAATTAGTACCGTCTGTTACTAACCATAAGTAGGCTCGTCTGTCTAAGATAGATGGTAATAAATCATTTCCATTCACATCCTCTGCACAGCGAGCCAGTGCTTTATCTATTAGTGGTTTTATCTCATGCCATTGTGCTGGAACATCTTCAGGGTGTATCAAGTATGCTTCCATTGTCTATTCTTTCTTTATACCACTCCACTACAGAACGTTGACCTGCTTTATACATTATAGATGCAAGCTCTTCTTTAGGGTGTGGGTTATTGGGTGGGTAAAGTGTCTCCATTTCGTGGAGCATTGATTCTATTGTTGGACCTATTAAAGGTTCAAGCGTATTGGGGTAGATTGACATTGCTATGTTCAAAGAATGCTGGCATTCTAGCTCTCTGTGTATCAGAAAACTCTGGGGCTTTGCCCTCATACATTAACCGATCACTAGCATCCAGCCAGAATTTTTTGTCCAAATATTTATCGGCAGTATTTATACCTAGAGGTTGTAGAACCCAGTTAATTGTGGCTTTCCTAAGTTTGTCCAAAGAAGGAGAAGCAGATAAGCCCAACTCAGCACATACAAGGCTATTCGTTCCGACATGGATCTGCTCGTCCCTTGAGATATCGGCAGATACAGTGCGCATAGCAGCATCCCCATTAAACCTAAAGAAAGGGAGTAAAACGAAGAAGATGGCCCGTTCTGCGACCAGAGCTTTGGTAATTGTATGGTCAGGATGTGATATCCAAGCATCACGTAACTTTAACGCCTCCTGTTCTGACTGTGAATCTTCTTTAATACCGTGAGCATTTACTATATAGCCCAAGGCAAGATCATGTTTAATCTCGTCTTTAACGTTTGATTCAAGAAGCTCCCGAGCAAGTGAGGGAACCTCTTTTTCAAGTCCCTCACGTATAAATTCTCCAACTGGTAGCTCCATATGACGTATTGCGAGAGCACGTTTGATGGTTTCTTCCGCACCTTCTTTTACCTCTCCTTTAGTGGGTTTAACTGGTGTCCAAGTTCTCTTTCTATCTAATAGTTTTTGATAAGGATGTTTTCTCATTATTCTTGACAATCACAGGTTATTGGCTCGGGTTCACCGAGTATATCCTGCAAGTAATCATCGACTTCGGCTTTATCTAATGCTGCATACGCATCGCTCTTATCCTGTACGTCGCCCATTACTTGTAGGCTGTAGTAAAGGGAGGTCTGGGGTGAAAGTAACCACTCTTCAACGAATTTCCTATCATATGTCACAATATCGGACCATGAGTTAAAGGAATATCCATGAAGAAGTCCCGTATTGTTGAGCATTATCATCAGCTGGTCTGCTACACGCTTGTATGCGTCCCATCCTACTTCCGAGGCGATCTCAACATCGCCATAATCATAGTGTTCTACACCAAAGGTGCCACTATCTCTATCTACACTCCTAGCTATAGGAGGTGCTATTTCTGGTGTGGCTGTATAACCATCCAGGTCTTTACTTCTATATGAACAAGAAGCAGTAGGAGCTATAGCAAAAGCTCTATCCATGAAATGACTCTTAGCTATATATGCTGCAGCTTCTATACCTTCTCTTAGTTTGTATGCTAATTCTAATGCATCTCCTGCATCATGAGGTAATCTGTTATTAACAGCTAATAAAGCCTCTCCAAATTCTTTATAAGTTACTCCGTACCTTCGTAAGAGGTTGGCCAATCCAAGCATTCCGAGCCCGACTTGCCTATCTGTCTCCGAGGGTAGGTACTCTCCAGTCCCTCCAACACCTGTTCGGCCATGAAGATCGCACAACTCGGACATACCTTGAGCGAAAGCTTTTTCGATATTCCGTGTAGTACAGGCAGAGAGATTGACATGCTGGAGCAAGCATGTTCCTCGTGAGGGCAAGTAAACTTCAAGACAGACGTTGCCATAAATTCTTTCTCCGTTTTGATATTTTATTTTATTAAGCCATATATCTCCACTTTTTATCCCATGGAGTAAGGCATCTTTGATTTGGTTATCACATTTGTTCCAGAGTCCTGCGTCTATATCAACACATCTCTTAACCCATGGTAATTCTCCTCTGGGTGTAGTAATAAATTCAAGGATATCAGGGTGATCTAAGTCCAAATGTAACACTACAGCACCATTCTTATAGACCCCACCACGCCTCAATGTTTCGTTGAGGGATGAGTAGATTCTGCCAAATGATACAGGGCCAGAAGCCGTAAGACCTTTTCCGTTTTCACTTCCTTTGGGTCTGAGCTTAGATAGATGGACCGCAACCCCTGCTCCAAATCTGAGTCCGTGGGATACATATCTCCACGATGCTTCGATTCCATTTTTACCTTCCATGCTGTCTTCGACAACAAATACAGTACATGATACGGGTAGTCTAGATTCAGGATTATCCAACCAATTTTGGACCCGCCCTGTGCGAGATATTAAACTTGCAGTCATTAGAATAAATCTTCTAGGTTAGGTGGTTTATAGTTTGGTCCTTTAAGAACCTTACCATCTTCTCGGTATATTGGTTTACCGTCCTCTCCGAGCTTGGACATATTTGATTGATGAACACGATCTAAAGCTTCATCTAGAAACCATCCCATGTTCTCAGCATACTGATAGCATACATATACTAGATCAGCTAATTCCTTCAGACACTCTTCTTTAGCATTTCTTCCATGTCTGAATAACATCCCTTCAGCTTCAAGAAATTCTTTAAATTCCTCTACAATCAATTCCTTTTGTCTAGCTCTAATTGGTCTAGTAGCATCACTTTTAAGATTGTATTTCTTTCTGAATTCCTTGGCCTGAGTGGATATAAAAGATTTCTTCATAAGGCCAATTTTTTACTAAGTTTGTTAATGAATTAGATAGTACAAAATTCTGTTTTTGAAGAGCCATAAATACTTCAATGATCTCTTCTTTATTATCATGATATACTTCAGTTATTCTATCCCTTATTACCCTCATTTTCAGATCTTGCTCCATAGTTAACTGTGTAACTGGAGGAGGGAGACCATAACTTGGGTCTATGTTTTTTGAAGTCATAGTCATCTACTGTTAAAATACGTGCTAGTCTAGCATTTGTAAGTGCATCTTCTTCGGTCAAATCCTTATCTTTAAAAGCTTTGACCACAGTGCTCCAAGAGTACCCTTCTTTGTTGAAGAGAGTTTCTGCTCTCTTAACTCCAATTCCAGGGACTCCGCCATATCCGTCAGTTTGATCTCCAGAAAGACACTGGATAAGGTGCCAAGCTTCTCCGCTCTCTTTTGTGAC